AACTGGCGAGCTTGGCGGTAAAGAATTTGGTTACGGTGCATTAAGTGGTATCACAGAGGGTGCTGTTGAGGGTCTCTCGGCTGGTATCGGTGCTGGTACTGGTGCTATCGTCAAGAATATTTCTAAATCATTCGGCAAAGAGGTTGCAAAAACAACCGCTAAAGCCGCAGCAAGAGAAACCGTCGGAAAAGCTATCATTAAGGGCTTTGTAGGCGAGGCGTTTGAAGAGGGACTCTCTGAGTTTCTTGACCCTTATTGGAAACGTCTTACATACGACCCCGAGGCTAAGAACGCAACTGCTCAGGAAATCGGCTATGCAGCTCTTATAGGCGGTCTTAGCGGTGCTATTATGGGTGGCTTTGACGCTACCGTGCGAAACACCTCAAATACCATTAGAGGTAACAATATTGTCAATAAAGGAACCGCTACCGACGTTATAACAACTGCGGAAAATATTGCGAATAGTGATATTTATACCGACCAATACGAGTCGTTCGGGGCTGTTAAAAATATACTTAACGAGCTCCAGACAAGTATGCAGAAGACCGACGGCGAAATTAGAACGGTTAAGCAAAAAATGCTCCTCGGATACCTCGAGAGAGCAAATACTTATACCGTTTTTGAGCCTATGGTTCAAAAAAATGCCGCAAGAATCGTTGCAAACGCCGACGCTATTGCGGAACGTCTCAATACCTATGGTTATACGGACGCTCAGGGAAAGCCTATTACGTATACGGCTGAGCAAATTCGTGCAGGAATCGACACTACCAACCCGAAATCTTACGCAAAAGCCCTTAAAACAAATAATATCCTTAGAACGCTTGCCGTAAGATTTCCTACGGGACAACTCTATATGGATACAAAGAAGTTTGAGGCGGCTACGCTCAGAGGCGAAACTTTAAGCTCTCAGGTAGACCTCAACAGGTTTATAGAGACTGCGTCGCAAGAAGAACTCCACTCGGTGGCGGAAAAGCTCGACATCGCAGACTGGCAAGGTCTCACAAACGAACAATTCAAAGAGAAAATCGTCGCCTTTGCCGAACGTGGCGGAATTGAAGAGTATCAGACTGAACAACGCACAAATGCAGATATAAAAGCCGCCGCCGACGCTGTTGATATGCAAAAGGCTAAAACAAAAATTCCTCAGAAGTTTACAGCAAAGAAAGACGGCGTAACCAGATACACGCAGGGCGGCGTTGATATGGCGGTAATAAAAAACGGCGATTCATACCGTATCTACGACTATGAATCTGGCAGGCTTTCAAAACCGCTTACCCTGCAGCAAGTCAACGAAAGACTTACCGAAATCAGAGGTAAAGTTGATTCTGTCGTAAACACAGCCGCAGTTGAGCCTATAACGACGGAGGAAAGCCGTCAGGCGGCGGAAATAGACGCTTATGCAGCGGAGAACATCTCTGCATATTCTAAGCTTAGCGACGCAAATAAGAGCCTTGTGCGTGGCGTAATTCGTCAAGCCAGAGCTGCAGGAATAAGCGAGGCAGACTCTCTTTCTTATGCTCGAGTAGCTGCTCACGCTGGAATAAATATCAGTTTTGACAAACAGGCAAAAGTGGGCGACATTGAAATTCTAAAAGTAGGCACCGACGAAAACGGAAACGCAATTTATGCGGACGGCGTCTATTTCCCTGAGACAAACTCGATTTATGTCAACCCTGAGGCAAAACGCAGTCAGGAGCGTTTACTTATTCACGAGCTTACGCACGCCATATTTACAACCTCAGACGGCAAGGTCTTTCTTATGGACGGCGTCGATAAAATGTCCGCCGCCGAAAAAGAGGCTATCATTAAACGCTATGTTGAGGCTGGACACGGTGGAACGGTCGAAATTATAGACGAAATTAACGCTCACTTTGCCGAGGGGCAGCTCCAGAATAAAAAACTGCTTAAAAGATTAACGGAAGAAAAACCGTCTTTCAAACAAAAAATATTGTCGTTTTTCAAAAAATCGTCGTCAGAATACAGTTCCGACGAACGATTGTCTGGCGTTGCAAAGAAACTTTACAAGCAATACAAAAAAATGTTTGACTCTTTTGCGGCGGAAAACCAGCATAACAATGCTTTTGAGCCTGTAAAAATTGCTGAGGCGGCGGATAGTTCCCGTATGGCATTGTCAGACGCCCTGAAAACGCTCGGAGAATATAGCGAGACACGCAAACGTCATATTGAAAGCCGAGAATATGATACTATTTCTCGTGATTACAACGAAATATCGGAGTTTATTAAGTCTGCAAATAAGCTGGCTCCTGTAAAACGCCTGCACATCGGCACAATAAGTGACACAACGGCAGATTTGGTTTTCAAAAAGACTGGCGTTGATATAAAAAATTACGATTTTGTTCTCGCAAGCAATTACATTGCCCACATTTTTGACGGTCACGGGGACGTAAATGTAGAAACTCCCAGAGGACAAAAGGCTGTTACTTTTGCAAATATCGAGAATATTCTCGAAACGGTTATCTCGCCCGACGACGTTTCTTTGGTCAGCGATAATAACGGAACGGCATTACGTTTCGAAAAACGTTTAGACGGTCGGAATATAGCAATAACGGTTACCTCTACAAAAAAAAGCACCCTTACGCTTAAGAGTGCTTGGATAATCAATGAAAGTGGAGGTCGTGCACCGTCAGCAAATGCAGTAGCCCTTGCAGGAACGTCCGAAACGAGCGGCAGAAACTCCACTACTCATAGTATATCCAAAAATACAGAAAAAGTCAACACTAAGCAGGCGAAAACGCCAAAAAATGTAAAGTATGCTCTTCCCGAAGATGTCAGCAATTTATTGTTTGACGACGAGTTTTACAAAGAGTTTGAAAATGAAGACAGAACGCCTATCAAAGAGACTATTGAAGAGCTTGAGAAAATAAAGGCAAGCGAAAAATATGCAAGTATGTCGTTTGAAGAGTCTTACGATATTAACGCAAAACTCAGAGCTTTGAAAGCAGGATATAGCTCCCTTTATGATTACTATGTCGGAAAAGAGAAACAGCGGCTAACGGACGATTACGAATATTCGGTTAAACACGGAACGTCCTCTCGTGCTTTGTCGATAGTTGAGAGCAAACGGGCTCAAGCGGCTAAAAACAAACAATTACAAGCGGACATAGCCGCCGCTACGCCATTGCAAAACGCTCAGTTCAGAATTATTCAGGAGACAAACCCGATGTTTAATGATACGAGCGTAGGTATCAGGTCGCCGAAAGAAATTTTAACCTTTGCGGAAACGGTCAATGACTCGGAAAGTTTTAACTGGGGCGATTTCTCAAGAGAAGACGCAAAACGTGCTCTCAAACGAGGAACAATAACCGTTTACAGCTCCTATCCGATAAAGAACGGCGTGTTTGTATCGACATCATATAGGCAAGCTCTCGATTATGCCTCTGGCGACCCGTCGGGTGTTCACTCGAGAAAAGTTGCTCTTGACAGTGTCGCTTGGATAAACGGAGACGAGGGGCAATACGCAAAAGTCTATAAGAAAAACCCGAGATACGCCTTACCCGACAGTGTGGAAACAGATGTTGTCCAAGAGTATGGTAAGACATATCGTTGGAACGAAACAGGCTATTTGCTTGCTGACGGCACCCGTCTCAATCTTTCAGGCGAAAAACAAGGTGGACGTAGTGGATACAGAGTTTTAGACCATAGAGATATTTTTGATATGTATAGTGACATTGACGGTTCCGACGCAATGATAGAGTTTATGTCTCGAGGTAATATCAGAGTTATTCCTGAATCTCCTGCGATAAATCTACAAATCGAACCCACTGAGGCTCAATATAAACAGATTCAGAGTCTTGTGGAAACGCTCGGGTGGAAAAATAAGGAATTTACCGTTGATTTCGATAATCAATACGGCGATACAGTCGATTCGTTGTCTTACAACGGTAACGTTTCTGCTCGGAAAGTCGTGACGGATATTCAATACTACTTTAAGGAGGGCAAAATTCCGTATCAAAGCGAGCTTTCTCAGTTTCGTTATGCGTTGACGGACGAACAGAGCGAGGCTCTTAGGAAGAGAAACGTATCGGGCGATAGATACCTCGACGCAGAAGATTTAGCGTATGAGATTATGGCTTACGGTGGTAGAATAACAAGCGACGCAAAGGCTGTATTGTATCACGGCACTACTGCGGAGGCGGCGGCTCAAATAAGAAAAACAGGGAAAATGATAGGTAAAGAACCCAACCTGTATTTTTCTACTAAAAAGGACGGCATTGTGCTCGATTACGGCAAAAGTGTTGTTGAGGTAAAGATTCCGCTCGAAAAGCTTAAAATGAACGACGTCTTTGATGACGAGCTACATCTTACTATGGAGGTGCGTCCAAACACGCTGACAAATGTTAAATTTGCTCTGCCCGACACAGATTCGGCAGGACAAAAATTGTCGCAGCAACAAAGAGAATTTTTCTCAAAAAGTAAGGTTGTTGACGGCGACGGACGGCTCCTTATGGTTTACCACGGCAGCAAAGCGTCTCCGACCGTGTTTGAAAGTAGGTATATATCTAACTGGAACGCTTTTGGAAAAGGTTTTTACTTTACTGAAGATAGAGGTAGGGCTCAGAGCTACGCTAAACCGAGTTTGTATGAGTGCTATCTAAATATCGCAAACCCGTTTGTAACCAACGATAGAGCAAGCCTTGATTTGCTGTATAAGAGCATAAACAATACTCAGCAGGATATTGCAGAATATTCCAGTGAGAAAGGTATAGGCGGCAGCGAGTTCTGGCAAATAAGCAACTATCTTGACGACAAAGGAAGAGATGTCTCGAAATTTATACGAGAGCTTGGCTTTGACGGCATAATACACGACAGTTACGGAGTAAAAGAGTTTGTCGTTTACGACTCGAACCAAATAAAGCTTGCAAGCAACAAAACACCGACCGTAAATAGCGACATACGCTTTGCTTTGGACGATTCCGACCGAGACGTCAGAGGTAATTATACAGCAGGGCAACGGGCTAAATTCGCCGCAAACAACACGGCTATGAAAGTCTATTCTCGCTCTGACGCAGAGTCTGTCATAAGTGCTATTATGGACGAACGTCTTACGTTTGACGACGGAAAATACGGTGTTCTTGCTGGCAAAAACAGAACTGAGGTTGTCAATTACCTGTTCAAAAAACTCAACACAGTAAAAGAGGGGTATAGAATCGGCGTTGCGTTAAAAATCGCAGATTACCTCATTGATAACACCACTCTGTCGGATATGTATGCTACCGAAACCGTTTCTGAGTCTATGAGAACGCTCTCGGCATTGCGTTATTATATGCACAAAATGGACTTGAGTGGTATTCAGTCGGAGATAAAATATAGATACGACAATAAAAATACTATCAATTTGCTCTGGGCTGCTCCAAAAGGCGAAAGAGGTGTTGCTCCCGACACGCTCGCTCAAGCATTAGAAAGCGACGGAATATTCTTAAGTGGCTGGAACGGAGCGGATATGTTCTTTGAAATGGTCGATATGTATGAATCGGCAAGACGAGACGTTCAAGAGAGCCTGCAGCAGCAAAGCCTCAAAGATTACGGCGGAAAGGAACAGCTCGAAAAACTCCGTCAAGATATTGCAAGAGATATTTTGCTTGCTTACGACAATAAGGGAACGAAGTCGAAATACGCAAAACTTGTTGAAAAATACACGACACAAATACAAAGTCTTAAACAGCAAGTCAGGGAGGCTAACAGCTACAATAGGCTCGTGAACAGCGTGGTAGACAAGGCTCAGCGTATGAGAGACCTTAAGCTCGGCACATTCTTAAACTCGACACAGTATAAAAACGACGTGTTCAAAAGCTCTATCGAGGGACTCGCTCGTATCAAAAACAGAGGGAACTTCAATGTTGCAGGCACTCGTAAGATATTGGCAGACCTTAGGACGTGGTACACGACAGATAACCCGATTCTCGCCGACACTTACGAGCAAGGCATTGCGGATATGCTTGACAGTCTTTCTGTTGGAAATAAACGCTTTACGAAAGAAGAGCTCGCCACGCTTAACAATGTAATGGCTTACTTCACGAAATACGTTGAGAACTTTAATAAAGTTTACAAAAACGGTAAATGGGTTGAGGCTATTCCTGAGGCGACAAGGTATATCGACACCATACACGCAAACTCTGAGCTGAAAGCCGGGTTATTTAGAAAACTTGCAGGAACAACGTATATGCAGACGTTCGGAGACCCTATGACGGTCGCACGCCGAATGGATATGTATGAACCTAACGGGTTTTACACCGAGACGCTGCAGCAACTCAGAGACGCCGCAGTAGATTCTCAGATTGCCGAAATGGAGATAATGTCGAACTACGACGCCTTTATGAAAAAGAACAAGAAATATCTTGCTCAAATCACTAAAGAAACCGTATCTTACGGAGGTAAAGACGTTCCGAGGTCTGTTCTTATCGGTTTGTATATGACTCTTAAGAGACAACACGCTCAGGCAGGGCTTGCTCAAAACGGCTTTGCTTATGTCGATACAGACGGAAAACGTGTTCGTGTTGACGGCTTTGCTCCAAACATCGAAACCGACGCAGAGCTGTATTTCAGTGTTGTCGAAGAACAAAAGAAAATTGAAAGTCTTTTGTCGGCTGCCGACAAGGAATACATCGCCATTCTCGAACAGGCATATAATAACGACGCAAAGAAATTGAAAGCCGACAGAGATATGCAACGTCTCGGCTTTACGAACGCAACCGAGGACTATTATTATCCTATCCGCCGTGGCAATATTGCCAAAAACGTTGACACGTCCGATGTTCAGGGCGAAATTGATAGAGTAAGCAATTCGTCGTTCAACAAAGATACCGTAAGAGGTGCAAAACAGGAACTCTTTATAGAGTCTGCCGACACGGTATTTAAGCGACATATTCACGCTGTTTGTCAGTATGCGTTCCTATCTCCTGCGATAGAAACATACAATCGAATTTTTAACCTCGATGTGTCTGGCAACCCAAATAAACCCGTAAGTGTTGCTACCGAAAGTGCAAATACGTGGGCGAAAGGCAATAAATACTTCTCAAAGCTTATATCCGACATACAGGGTATTCCTACGTCGTCTGGGGAGGGCAATAAAGTTCTCGGCTTTATCCGTGGTAACTATGCTAAATTCCAACTTGGAGCAAACCCGAAAGTTTGGGTAACACAGCTATCCTCGCTTTTTGCCTCGTCGAGTATCCTTGACGCAGACAGCATAACGAAAGGTATGTTTATTTCGGCAAAAGATGTTGATACATACTGCTCGCTGGCTAAACTCAGAAACAACGATAATACGGCTGCGTTGGCTCAGGGCGTTTTAGACAAGCTCGGTAAGGTTTCCGACGTTCTTATGGCTCCTATCGGTAAAATGGATAGATTTGTAGTTTGCAGGCTTTTTGGAGCGTGCCAAGCACAGGTCGCTAAAAACGGAGGGGCAAAAATAGGAACCGAGGCGAACAAAATAGCTGCAGGACAGCTTTTGAGACGTGTTATTCTCGAAACGCAGCAGAACTCAGTAGCAACGGAAAGGTCGGCTGCAATGCGTTCTGGCAATGAAATATTGAGGACTGTGACAATGTTTACGGCGGACAGTATGAAAGTTGTGGGACGTGTAATCGACTCTATTGGCGAATTATCTACACTTAAAGCGAAACTCAAAGCAACATCTAACGCAGACGTCAGGGCAACACTGCAAAAAAGCATAAAACTTGCAAACAGAAAAGTCAGGAAGTCCGTTACGTCTCTCGTGACGTCGGCGTTATTTATGGCGGCGGTCGCACAGTTGTTTAGTTGGCTTTACAATAAGGACAAAAAAGACGACGAAAGCACTGCTCAAACGGTTTTAGTGGACTTTCTCGGCAATCTTATCGGCGGTTTACCAGTAATCAAAGATATTTACGCAAGAATCGCTCAGGGCTATGACTTCTCTAACTATGCTTACTCGTCAATAAATGACCTGCTTGATAGTTCGATAAACCTTGTAGAGGCTGCAAAAAATCTTGTTTCGGGCGACGCAAGTCAGCAAGATATTGCAAAAGGAGTTAAAAACCTCTCGTATTCACTCGGACAGATGTTTGGTGTGCCGACGAGAAATATCTACAATGTCGCATACGGTCTAACAAAGAGGGTAAGCCCCGTCTCGGCATATAAAATCGACAATCAATTTTACAAGAAAAACTACGTTTCCGACCTTAATAAGGCACTTGAAAACGACGACGCAGAAATGGTGTCGTATATTATGAGTCTTATTTACAACCAGAGAATCGGAGATATGGTAAACGAAGACACAAGGCAAAAGCTAAGCGATTTGTATGCAAAAGGATATTCGATTCTCCCGAGGTCTATCGGCGACTCTATCAGATACGACGGAAACGAGATAGAAATGAACGACACCCAGAAAAAGCGTTTTATGTCGATATATTCGCAAGCAAACCGCTACATCGAAAAGTTGCTTGCATGCAGCGGCTACGGCAAACTGAGCGAAGAAAAACAAGCAAAAGCTATAAAGAGTGTGTATGACGCTTTCTACTATCAGGCTGTATCAGATTTGGTTGGACAGGACGCAAACAATACACTCGGGGAGCTTTCTCGCTATATAGCGATAGAAAAACTTGCCGTAGTATTCTCGGGGCTTTCTGAGATTGCGTCCGATGTCGATTCCAAAGGCAATACTGTTTCTGGCTCGAGGAAGAAAAACACAGTTGCGTATCTGCTCAAACAGAACCTGTCGGACGGAGAAAGATTGCTTATAATGTGCTACAGGGGGTATTCGATTCAAGACGGCGATTATAAAGGTTACACCGAACAGCGAGCGAAAATTATTTTGCTCAAATACATATTGAGCTTAAAAGCGACGCAAGCCGAAAAAGCAAAAATAGCCGCAGAGTGTGGTTTTGCTGTTAAAAACGGTAAAATAGACCGCAGTTCACTCTACTCGGGCGTCGGCAGCTTGAGTAAAAAGAATAAATAGTGACTAAACAGACTTTAATCTATGTTAAGATTATCTACAGGAGGCAAGGAGTATGTTGAAAATCACTCCCACTGTGGAATCTGAAGTTACGAAAATCGTTTGTCCTCATTGTCACGAGAAACTCCCTCGGGTAGGAATACCTAAAGGCAGCCGCATATCGAGCCTTACGTTTAAGTGCAGAAAATGCGGCAAGCTATGGGAAGTAAAAACCGAATAAAAAATTAAGAACATTGTGCCAAAATCCGAGAGATAGAGCCCTTACCACCAAGTGGTTTGGGCTCTTTTTTTCTCAAAAATTTTCAACAAGGAGGTACAGAGCGTATGAAACCTTGCACGAGCAACAGATTTGCAACCAACAAGGGCGGCATTATCAAGGCACCTAAGCCTCAGACCGACCAACCGAAATCTACAGTTGTCAAAGGTAGCGACCTCAGAGACGGCAAGAAGAAATAAGCCGTAGCCGCTGCCAAAAATCAATTAGGAGGATATAACGATTATGGAAGACGAAAAAGACAATCAACTCGAAGTAGACGAAGTCGATAAAACCGATTCCGACGACGAGGAAATCGTAGACGAAGACAATCTCGATGACGAAAGAGACGACGAGTTTGAGTATGACGAAGACGGCAACATCATTATTCCCGACGTTATCGACGAGGACGCCGAAGACGAAGAGGGTGCTGCCGACGACGAGGAAGAGCAGGACGAAACCGACGGCGAAGATAATTCCGACGAGAACGAGGGCTCCGACGAAGAAGACGCCGAGACGGAAGTAGTTAAGCCTGCAACCGACGAGAAAGATAAGAAAATTGCAGAGCTTGAGCAGGAATTGACAAAATTAAAAGCTCAAGGCAAGGAGACCCTTTCTAAGCTCGGTGTAAAAGACACGGAGAACGTGTTAGAGGGGCTTGAGTCCCTCGCTGCGGAGGCGGACGATATTTCTATCGAAGACTACCGTAAAAAGAAACAGGAGACCGAACAAGCCGACGAGGCTAAAAAAATTCTCCAAAAAGCGGAGTTTGAGAAGAAAGCCGCCGCCGACCTTGCGGAACTCAAAAAATATTATCCAGAGCTCGCAAACGCAAAAACTATTTACGAGATAGAAAATCTCGCCGAGTTTGGTCGTTACAGAGATTTGGGTATCGCACCGAAACAAGCGTATGCCGCCGCAAACCCCGACAAGCTCAGGGAAAACGCTGCCAATGCGGCTAAGCAGAAGTCTTTGAACGAGACAAAAAAACACTTGCAGTCGTCGGTGCCAAAAGGCAGTAAAGACACGTCTATTACAATGACGAAAAAAGAGCTTGCAACGTGGAGAGACCTTTTCCCGACGTTGTCCGACAAAGAGTTGGTAAAGCTCTATAAACAATCTAAATAAACAGGAGTAAAAAGTTATGTTCTATCTTAAAAAAATCGAAAATGCAAGAATGAACGTGCCTGAACCCGAATTTTACGAAGTAACTGCCGAAGAGGCAGTCTCCTACGGGGAGGCTCTCGTTCTTGCGAGCGGAAAACTTACGATGTGCGGTGCAACCGCTGCACCTGCATTTATCGCAATGAAAGACGTCGGAGCGAACGACACTGACAGAAAGTGTCCCGTTTGCCGAGTCGAATCGAATCAGTTGTATGAAGTTCCTATCCAAGCGGCACCCACGGGAATTGTCGAGGGAGATAAGGTTACTCTTCATACCGACGGCTTGCAGGTAACTGCAACGAAAACGAGCGGCGTTGTCACTATCGTTTCTTTGAACGGTGCGACCGCTGCAGGCGACAAAGTTGTCGTAAGAATCTAACGGAGGTTTACATCTATGAGTAACTTTATTTACAGTGCTATGTCGGGCAAAAACGACCCTATGTTCGGTAAGTTTGAACACCCGATTAAAGCACTTATCGAACAGGAGTCCAATATCTGCGAAAAGAAAAAGTCGATTCTCGATTTTCTCTATAACGTAGAAAAATCTAACCGCTATGCGGAAACCGTTATCGGCGAATCCGATTTCGATACTTTCAAGAGTAAGGAAGAGGGACAGGGAGCCGAAAACGACAGCGTCGAAAAGACGTTCGACAAAACTATCAGCCACATCGAATTTGCGAAAGAGTTTACCATTACCAGAAAAATGGCAGACGACGCAAAATTCGGTATGGGAACCAACTTCAAAAACAAACCTCGCAAGTTTGTTCGTGCATACTACAAGACCCGTATCAAAATCGCCGCTCAGGCTCTTATCAACGGCACGGCAACCAGTATGACGTTTAACGGGGCAAAGGTAGACCTTTCCACTGCAGACGGCAAAGCATTGTTCAGCAACGCCCACCCTTATGCGACCGACAAAATGAAAGGTAAAACCCAGAGTAACTATTTTTATGGTGCGGTTTCGGCGTCGGCGGATAAGCTCGAAGAGGCTCTGGGTGTAGCCGCAAACAAACTCCGCAACTTCAAAGACGAAAACGGCGAAGTTATGGAATATGTTGCGGACACGCTCATTATCCCTTGCAACAGACCGAAACTTGAGGCTCTTGCAAAGAAAGTAGTCGGCTCCGAAAGAACCGTCGGCAGCAATAACAACGACATCAACACTCAATACGGCAACTGGACTATTGACGTCCTCGACGGCTGGGAGACCACCGACGACAGGTTTATGATTATGTCTTCCGAGGCAAACGAAAACCTGCTCGGCAATATGTTCTACAACAGGGTGCCCCTCGACATCACGAGCGACATCGACAAGCACACCAGAAACTATTTCTGGAACGGTTATTGCCGTTTCGGTATCGGTTTCAACACGTGGAAACACATCGCTCTTATCGTCAACGTTACGGGCGAGAACACGGTTTCTGGAGCAACTGCTCTCTAAAATCTTAACGTCTACAGGAGGTGTCTATGAAAGTCTTTGAGCTTTACAAGTCAGTAGCTCAGCTGGGCTTTGAGGACTCTTTGGAGGAAGACGAGAGATTCTTTTACGCAGCAAACAGGGCTTTACTACAGGTTTGTAAGCTCAAGCCTGTAGTAAGCCACTATGTGCTTAATCATAAACCGCTCAAAAATTTGGTAACGGAATCTACGTTTACTCCGATAGAACGAGCGGAAGACCTCGATTTCGAGGCAACCGACGCAAAGGCGTATTATTTCGAGGCGGACGGTAACGGCGTCGCTTATATCGAAAAACAAGACGCAAACAGCGGCTCTTGGTCTATTATTCAGCAAATAACGCTTACGTCTACGGGTGCTTTTATCTCATATAAGGGCTTTATCAAAGACGGGGCGAACTACGTTAGCGGACAGGTAAGACTCAGATTTTCGGGAGAGTTCTTGTATTCGGTGCGTAATGTCGCTATGTATGAGCATTTACGCAGTGCCGAAGAGGACGATATTCCTGCCTACGAGCCTTATACTCGCTATAATATCCGCTCCCTTGTGAGCGATTTCTTGGCTCTTTGTTGTCCTCCGATTCAGGAAGACGACGAGCATAAAATCTTAAATCAGGACTATCAAATGGAGGGCGACTCGATTATCCTTTTGCCGTATGACAAAAGAGGCGTTTTCAAAGTGCTTTACGAGAGGCTCCCTCAGATGTTAGTCAATACTGGCTCTGTATCCGACGACGAGACCGTTATTGACCTCGACGAAGAACTCTGCAGCTTGCTGCCAACCCTTATTGCTGCTTATGTCTGGGTTGACGACGAGCCGTCCAAATCGGAGTATTACCTGAGCCTTTACAGGGAACGTGCTGTTGATATAGAACGCAGAAATATCGACAACAAACCTGTGATGTATAAAAATTCAAACGGTTGGTAACTCTATGGCGAATTTTAAGACTGCAAAAAATATCCTGCAGGACAGGGATACATACAACAGGTATTACGGCGATTTTAGAGGCGTTGACTTCTCGTCCGACCACACTCAGGTTCACGAGCAACGCCTTGCTTTTGCCGTTAATATGTTCAGAGACTACCAGTCGGGACAAGGGCAAGCCCTTGAAACCATTGCAGGGTTCAGACGTCGTGTCGTTTTACCCGAAGAAAGCAGCGTGCACGGCATATTCTACTATAAACATAAGAACGCCCAGAACGAGACTTTAACAAAAGTCTTAATTCATTCAGGAAATAAATTGTATTTGTGGGGTAACTACCCGAACTCTGTAAACGTTATCGCTACAGAGACCGTAGAAACGCCTCAGGCGGCTGAAACTTCAAACGGCACGCCGATATATAAAGCAACGCTCCCGAGCAAGGTGTTTGCCGTAGTGTCGCTCAGGCGGCAAGACGGAACCGACCTTACGGCTCTAATTTCCTCGTATGACCCGACGACACATATCCTGACGTATGCAAGCAGCGAGATAGCTGTCGGAGAAAGACTTTTGTATGATTACAAAGAGGGCGTTATCGAATCGAGCGACGCCTTATTCAGCGGTATGAACGACCGCAGGAGTGCGTCCTTTATTTTTAATAACAAACTGTATATTATCGACGGGCTAAATTATCTCGTCTACGACGGGTTCACGGTTAAAAACGTGTTATCCGAGGCGTATATCCCGACAACGTACATAAATGTTGTGCCCAGCGGAGAAAACGCCGACATCGGCAAAGAATACGAACAAAGAAACATTCTGCAGCCAAAATTCAAGACTACGTTTATAGCCGACGGGAAAACTACCGAATTTTATCTCAACGAAAACGAGCTCGATTCCGTTGTCAGCGTGGAAGTTTACGACGAAACAAAAACGGCAGGAACAGACTACACTGTAGATTTAGCCAATGGTAAAATTACTTTTACGACGGCTCCCGCAAAACCCGAAACGGTCGTGCAGGTGGCAGCAAAAGACGGGGCGGCTGCGGTTTATTACCCTGAGTTTTACGCTGGAATCGTCATTACCGCAAGTAAGGTATTTACGAGTGTATCTGGCGTTACAAAGCAGGAAAGCACCGTGTCCGAGCTTATAACAAAATGCACGCTTGCCACAATATACGACAACCGTGTGTTTTTGTCGGGCAACCCGAATTACCCGAATCATATTTTTTACTGCGGTCTGAATAATGCGACGGGGTTTATCGACCCGACGTATTTCGGTGTGTTGAACTATATGCAGGACGGTGTCGGTATTGCTCCGATTACGGGTATGATAACCGTTGCGGATACACTAATGGTGCTTAAAAACGATACCCAGCAGGACGGCTCGACGTATTTCCATACGGCTCAGCTTACCGATTCTAACATACAACCTAAAATATACCCGTCCTCGCAAGGTTTAAGCGGTATAGGTTGTCTCGGTGCCTGTGTCAATTTCCTTGACGACCCGATTTTTATATCCCGTCTCGGCGTTGAGGCTGTCGGTCAGCTCTCTGTGCGTTACGAACGTGCAAACGAACATCGCTCCAGCCTTATAGACGCAAAGCTTGTCAATATGAACCTTTCCCACGCTATAGTGGAAGAATGGAACGGCTATCTGCTCGTGCTTGTAGACGGCAAAATGTTTATGGGCGACAGCCGACAAAAATATCAGCACGATATAGGCGTACCGCAATATGAGTGGTATTACGTCGAGGGTATCGGCGTTTACAAAAATCAATATCCCGAATACAGCTACGCCTCGTATATGTCGGACGAACTCGTCGGAGCAAAAGTCCACTGGTGTCGCAAATGCGGTAAAAGTGCCACGCATTGCACCTGTTCGGAAGACGAAAAAGACATAATCGAGATTCCGCTGCAGTTGGCGAACGCTGTATATTATGCCGACACGAACGAGACAAAAGACCTCAGAGGAACTGTCGTAAACGAGCCGAACTATGCAGGCGTCGCCGAAACGGAAGTTGTAGACGAGGGAGTAAAAATCGCTATCAACAACGAAACATTTACCGTCGGTGTATATTACACCGTGCACCCTGTTGTAGACATAATTTCTGGCGATATTACTCATTACGAGGCATATCTATGCGACGGGAAAGGAAACTATACGGGCGGCGTATTCAAACAAGCTACAACGCTTAAAAATATGGCAGACAATATCTTTTTCGGCACGGAAAACGGCGTTGTTTGCTCGTTCAATTTCGATAAAAGAGGCACGGACGGCGAAATTCA